TGATTAGCTAAACTTTGTAAAGCTGCTGCTTTTGCTCGATCAAATAAACTTAATATATGTTTAAATTTAACATCTTCAGATGTTTCAGCTTGAACTTGGGCTTGTTTATATACTCTTTCAAATTTAGAAGGTTCAGTTTCATACATAGCCATTAATTTACGAACCATGTCTTTATCAGCTTCGGTATCAGTAGCTTCTTCTAATCCTTCTCTAATCATTTTAGATTTACCTTTACCAATCTTATCGATTTCTTTTTTAGTAGCTTCAACCCAATCTTCACTCACTTCACCTTTACCATGAACTTTTTCACAATAATATTGTGGGTTTTTAGTTAAGTTAGCTAATACTTTTTTCTGAGCTTTAAGTATGTTTTCTTCTGATAAATCTCCTGAAGTAGCAGGTACATCCATGATGTTTAATTCATACTCCATACCTCTATTATATTCATATGGGTTAACCATATCAATAGTTTTAGCTATAATATCTACTTCTTGTTTACCAGTTGATTCTTTAGCTGCTTTTTCAGAAATGATAGATTTATTTTTTAATATCTTAACAACATCATCAAAAGAGTTGCTAGGTGATATCATGGTAAGATTTTGGTCTCTACGAACCTCGTAAAGAAACTTTTGTTTAGTTATCTCACCGTTTAGGTATTTAGTGTATAAATTTTGTACTGTCATGGTATATTATTTTCCTTGTCCTCTATATAATTTTTTATAATTTTTAGAACTTTTTAATTTAGATGTTTTACTTTTTGCATGAACACCTGGTCTAGAAACTTTTGGTTTGTCTACTTTTACAACTGTTGAAGCTGATTTAACTTTTGCTACCATTACTCGGTTAAATTGTTGATTTTAATATTAATTTCTTGAATTTTTTCGTTAATTTTATTTAGTGATTTTTTAGTACGTTCTAAATACATTACTCCTTCATCACTTTCTTTCAATTCAGCTTTCATTCTAGTAGTAAATTCTACTATTCTATTGATTTCATCTAATCTACGTTGAATAGCTTTAACCCCTTCATGTAATTGCTGTTGAGGAGTTCTTGTTTTTACTTCTTTTTTAAAAGTACTATATCTAGCTTCATTAAGATGTTCTCCAGCCCATAAATCTTTTGAATTTAATCTATCTGATAGTTTTACTTGTTTGTACCCTATGTCAGTATAAGCTTTTCCTGATTTAGGCATTTTTTCAAATCCTGCAGGAGTGTTTTGTTCTTTTTTAGAAGTTTTATTAAAAGCTTTAGGTGTAGAGTAAGCTACAGCTTCATCTAAATCTTTAGGTTTAAAAGCGTATTTAGTTAAATATGCGCCTGCACCACCTGATGTAGACATTTCATCTAAGTATTCTGTAAATACTTGTTTAACTAATTCTTTTAATTTACTTTTTTCCATTATGAATTTTATTTAACTCATCATGTAACTCTTGATACTGTAATAAAGAAACTATATGTTCGTCTTTTAATTTTTTAGATTCTAAGACTGGGGTTATTAAATTAATAGCTTCATTAACTTTAATTTTTGCTGTAGCGTCTTCAATTTGAGGTAGAACTTTTAATAAAGATTCTTTAAGTGAAGTAAAGCTAGTATCAACAAAAGATTTTAATTTAGTAGTATCAGTAATATTAACAATATACTCTTTTAATACTCTTTTTTTTTCACTTGATAATTTATCAAATTTAGTATTAAATTTTTCTAACATTAATTTATAAACTAAAGCTCTAGTACCTTTATCTAAATCTTGAAATTCAGTTATCATAGGAGATAACTCAGTTGAAACTGCAGGTAAAGTAATATTCTCTATAATATTTAATTTAGAATTAATAATAGTTTCTAAATTTTTAACAGGAGAAGCACTAGCTTCTAATAGAGTATAAGTAGAGGAAAGTAATTTATAGTTAGAAATTTTAGCTTTGAAAAAATCATCTAAATCAAAATTATTTTTAATTTCTTTTATAAGATTATATTTTTCTTTAGCTAGTTTATCTTTATCTAAAGTTTTATTAATTTCTAATATAGTTGAAATAATAGTCTCAGCTTTAGTCTCATTAATATTATGAGCTTTAGATATAGTTTGGTACATTTTGTTTTCTTTTGCTAATTCACTATTAACAAAGAATTTTTTAATTAAATTAACAGCTTTAGAGTCTTGATTAGACATAGTATCAGCTGTAATTTTTCTCACTAAAAGTTCAAATAATATACCAGTGTTTTTGTACTTGTTATGTTTGATTTGTGCCATTTATATGGTAAATAGTTAAATACTAATTATAAATATTATCCTTATATATCCTCCCTTAAAAGATTGTCTTCGTTTAATAAATCACTCTCTTCGTATAATTTTATTTTACGTTGAGGGAACATACTTTTTAAAGAATCTTGTATTTGATGATATGCAATTTGTGTGTTAGCATTTTCTAGAGCTAATGGAGAACCACCTTTATAAGCTGTTTTAAATCCTTTTGGCTCTTCACCTGCACCACCCATTTCTTTAGTACCTAATCTATCTCTACCTAGAGGATTTTCTTGGGTTCCAATACTTGATGCTTTTTCTTTTGGTCTACCTAATACTTGGTCTGGGTAAACATCTTTTTTCTCATCATATCCTTTAGGAACATTTCCTGTACCATCATATCTACCTGGACCGTAAAGTGAAGCTAATGAATGTGGTGTACCATAAGCTACTCCAGTTTTAGATGGATCATTTCCTTCGGTTTCAATTTGATCAATTCTAAATTTACGTTTAGCGTCTTCAATCATTAATTCTCTATATTCATCATATTGATCTTCACTAAATTGGAATATATTGTCATAAATCCAATCAGATGGTACAATTTTATTTTGAATTAACTCAGTAGCTAATGCTGTTTTTTCTTTTAACAACGCTATTTTTTCTTGTTCATAAATGATAGAAGGTGTAGTTAAAGATAATTCAAAATTAGTTAATGACTCTCCATCATATCCTTGTGAATATAAATGAACTAAAGCAATTTTTGTTAATTCTGATACTAATATCTTTTGTATTCTTTCTACTGTACGAGCAAATCTAATATCTTCAGCTGCTAATGTAGCTTTACCTGTTAAGTCTTTTTCATATCCAAAATAAGCTTTTGGAACTTTTAAAGCAGCGAATAATTTATCTCTTAAATATTGAACGTCTTCAATAGCTGCGTAATCTAAACCTTTAGTAGTTTCAATACGAGTTGTTGCGTCACCACCTCTTACAGGAATATAGAAATCCTCTAATATATTTTGGATATTATATTTCAAATTATATTGACCAGTTTGAGGGTCCATATAAGGTGTTTTTTTCATTTTGTTAATAGTACGTTGCATGTAATTCTCAACCTCATTAGGTGGAATATTACCAACGTTAACAAAGAATGTACGTTTTTCAGGTGCTCTAACAATACGATGTATTAACATCGCATCTTCCATTAAAGTTAATTGTTTAAAGATTTTACGACCTGGTTCTATATAAGATCTACCATAAGGTAAATAATTAAAATCAGATAATAATCTAAAGTGAGCCATTTCAAAATTATCAAACTCTATTTTATCATCTCGGTTTACAGATATTTGAGACATCTGTTGGAACCCTAATGGTGAAGTTGAAGTTGAAAAAGTTGGATCGTATTTGAATTTTACTTCTTGAGGTTTTTGAGGATTTTGACCTTCTATTCTAAGAATTGAATAAGAAGAGAATGGTATTACATTATAAACACCAAATTTTTCTGAGATTTCTAGTTTGAGATAAAAATCTCCATACTTACACATGTTACGAGTCCATGACCATAAGTTAAATTCTATATTTAATACATCATAGAATAAATTATAAAGTATTTTTTGAATATTTTCATCAGAAGAACGTATTTGTAATACTTCTCCCATATCATTTCTTAAACAAGTTTCATCAGCTAATATATCTAATGTAGAAGCAACAATAGAATCTTGATCCATCATTTCATAATCAGCATACAATTGGATTCTTTGTGTAGGATAGGTAGTATCAGTATTATAATTAAAATTTAAACCACCAGTAGTAGTGTATATTTTATTATATCTATCAAATAATGAATTTGTCTGTAATGTACCAAGTTGTTGGATACGGTCTGTATCCATTACTTTTAATTGATTACCACCAACGTTTCTTATAATAACGTCAGTAGAAAAAATTCTTTTTAATCTACCAAATAATGAGGTATCTACCATAATGTAAATTGTATTTTATATAAATATTAAATTATCTAAGTAACCATGATATATCTTCGGTTCCTCCGCGCCCATCATCTATTTGATATGGATTTTGAGCGAATGAATTACCTGAATATACTCCAGGAGCTGTATGATTACTTACTCCAAAACTTCCTAATGTAGCTCTAGTTAGTTCAATTCCTTGTTGTCTATTTCTTAAGGCAGTATCTCGTAAAAATAACCCAATAGCAAATGCCATTACTAAGTCATCATTATAACCTGATTGTGATTGAGCTTTACCGTTTTTCCAAACAAATACTCTCAATTCATCCATTAACCTTTTAGATTGAATTATAACAGATTTTTCATGTATGTAAGATACTAATTTTGAAACACATAATGGTCTAGTTTTCATAGAAGTTGTGAATCCAGGTACCATACCTTGACCATTTTCCATTCTAGCCATTTGATTTTCACTTACACCAAATGTTGTATCTGCTTTAGAAGAGTAATATAAATTTCTATATCCTCTTTCAATTAATTGTTCAATTACACTCCAACCAATATTAGCGTTTTCTACTACTAATAAAGCATCATTATATTCAGTTGATATTGAGAATAAAATATTTGCAAAATCTTTAGTTGGAATTTGAGCTTTATATTCAGCTACCTGTTTAGCAACTTCAACATCCATAATATGAAAGGTAGAGTAGTCAGTTCCGTCACCTCTAGCAACGTCGGCTATTACCATATAAGATTTAGTGTAATCTGGTGTTTCCCATATCCATAAAGATCCATCTACTCCTCTTCTTTCCATTGGATCTGAAATGAAAGTGGATTCATAGAAATTAAGCATGTCAGGTTCAATAACAGTATCCCCTGATGTACTAAAATCGCAATCACACTCTTGTGCTGCATTTCTTATACCTAAGATTTGATCTTGAGCGTCTCTCCATGTTTGGTCTCGTTCAGGATGAACAGTCCATGGTAAAGATAATGGAACAAATTTATTTTCTCTAGCTTGTGCTTTAGTAAATGATTTATGGAACCAGTTACCTGTACCATAAGGTGTAGATAAAGCTAGACATTGACCCCCAGTAGCTAAGGTTTGTTGTGCTGATGCGAAAATCTCATCAATACCTTCAATAAAAGCTGCCTCATCAATAATAAGGAATGAAACGGCTTCTGATCGACCCGCATCCGCTGTTGCTCCTACTGCTTTAATTTGTGATCCGTTAGCTAAACGTAGCGATAATTTGTTATGTTCCGCCGTTTTAATTTGCATCCATTTGGGAAGCGAGTCATATGCGAACCTAACCTTAGTAACCATGTTTTTCGCTGTTTCTTGTTTAGTAGCGATACATAGTATATTTTTATCTTTTTGGAATAACATCAACCATAAAGAATAGGCTGAGGCTAATGTTGAGATACCTAACTGTCTAGATTTATTAATAATCGTATATTCGTTCTTTTGAAGTTGTACTAATACTTTTTCTTGGAACGGATAAAGATTGAACTGGATCCTACCCTTTTGTGGGTGTTGGATCCAGTAATATTTCTTCATCCAGTAAACTGGATCTTGAGCACATCTAAGCCACTCTTGTTTGATAATCTCCTTTAACGGGAGTTGAGTATTTTCAGACATAACTTAATTTTTGTTTATTATAGGTCTTCTCCACCCATTAAATCAGCAGCAGACATTTGTTTTGGAGCTGTTTTTTTCTCTAATGCTTTTTTCTCAGCAGTTAAAGCTTTTAATTGAGCAACAATACCTGCTTCTTCTGGAGTACCTTTAGCTGCTTGATATTCTTTAGCTAAAGCTTTCATTTCTTTAGTTACTTGAGCTAATTTTTCAACTGTAGTACCTAATCTTTTGTTACCTTTAGCAGCTTTTACAGCTTGTTTTTCCATTTCCATTTCTTCTTCATCTGGACCCATTCCTGAGAATACATCAGCAGGTGCTAAGTCAGCTAGTTTAGTTGAAGCTGGTTTTGGATTAGTTATTTTTAATTTTCCGGTTTTTTCTTTTGGAGTACCTTCTGGTTTTTCTGATGCAGGTCTACCTGTTCTAACAGCTGAAGGTGATGAACCTGCTTGTACGAATGCTGCTAAATCTTTTTCTAATACTTCTCTTGATTTTGGATTATTGAATGTAGCCATATCTTTTCCAGTTGTTTTAGCTAATTCTTTATAATCAATTTCACCTGTTTTTTCTAAAGTATCTAAGGTGTTATATAATGTAGTACCTGGTTTGTATTTTTCTTTTGCTGCTGCTATAGCTGCTTTTGCTTCTGGTGAATTATCTGCTACTTTATAAAATGAAGCCATTTCTTTTAATGCACCTTCATCTAAATCTTCCATATCATCAGAATACATTTCTATCTGTTGTTCACAGTATTTAATAATATCTTTTAAATATTCAACTGGTTCTTCTTCATTTTCTAAATCAGCATCAATATCATCAAAGATACCCATTCTTTCCATTACATTTTCTTTTAATGCATTTTCATCTAAATCCATAAATTCATCTCTAAATGAGTCAAAAATATCATCTTCAGTAGTATCTAAGAAATCTTTAAATGATAATCTACCTGCTGTTAAATCAGTTAAGATTTTGATTACATCTTCAGGTTGATTTTTTACCATAATATCCCAATATTGAGAGATTTGAGGAGATGATGGGTCTAAATTTAAAGTTTCATCTAAAGCATCTTCTTCAGCTACTCCGTCAGATCCAACTTCATCAGCTCTAGTCATTTTAGCCTCACTTATAGTGTCAGGAAAAATAGCGTTAAAATCAGGTTCAGAAATAACAGTAGTTAAACTATCATCACCATATAATACTTCAGTTTCAGTTCCAAATTTATCAGCTATTTGTTGAACAGCTTGTGCTGCTTCTACTCCTTCACCATCTAAAGTAGCCATTCCAGCTTTATTAACTCTAGCACCAATAGTACTGTCACTATTTGGATCTTGGATTTGGAAGATATAACCACCTGGTCCTTTTAATACTTTCCAAGAGGCAAGGTATGATAAATCTTCATTTAAAATATTTTCTTCAACTGATTGATCCTCAGCTAATAATTGGTTTCTAAATTTTACTAGATCGAATGAACTCATTTTCTATATTTTTAATTAGGTTTTAATATAAATATTAAAGAGAAACCACTTCTAATATTTGTTTTATACGCTCCTCAGTTGTACCTGATATAGTATGTAAACCTTTAATTCTATGTGGATAGTTGTTTAGTATATTTCTGATAGTAAAATCAATTAAATCACGATATTCAGCATTAGTTTCTCTTACACCATTATCTTCTATTTCTACTCCTACAGGAGTAACATAAAAAATGTAATCATATTCATTAATAAAATTACGAGCATATTCTTCAAATGATACTTTATCAGCTTCTTTAATTGATTTAGAAGCATTAGTAAATGCCATTACATCAATAACTGTTCTATCTGTAATTAAATTCTCTCTCATTAATTCAGATACACGTTCAGCTAAAAATATAGTTTGTCCTTTTAATGTTGAATCGGTATTTAATGGAATACCTAAATCTCTTAAATACTTACTACGTTCAGTAGCAAAATGATAGTTTTGAAATTGTGGTAATTCTTTTAAAGCATTAACTAATGTAGTTTTACCAACACTTACTGTACCTACTAATCCTATTTTCATATAACTTTATTTTTTTAATACGTTAATGTAAGAAAGGCTTCTTAAGAAGCCAAACTTATTTATTAAAATCTTGATTTTACTTGTGGGTTTTTATCTGGTGGAACTCCGTTTCTATCTCTTCGAGCCTCTACCCATTCATCTCTAGTATACTGAAAGCCATATAGGTAATATTCAGGTTTTAGTTTTGTTTCTTTTGGGTGTTTAAGGGCGGGACCATCCCAGTTGTGTAACTTACCGTCAAAGTAGGTAATTGTAGTACCTTCAGGTGTAGTTAAAGTTCTTGTCTTATAATCTTGATTGGACATAACATTATTTAATTTGGTTAAAATATTTTAAAAAGTCGGTAATAACTATTTGACTTTTTGGCTCTGACGCAGTAAATATTTCTTCAATTAATTGTTTAGTCGGTTTTTTAGATTCAGTTAATAGATTTTTAATTGGAGACAAAGCAGCTTCTGCTAATACCAATTCGTCTGGTGTGCCGTAATCCTCAATATCATTAAGGTATAACGTTAAAACTTCTTGTAATTTATTTTGAGAAATATTCATATACTAATTTTTTAATATGTTTAGCTACTTCATGTAACTTTTTAATCTGACTGTTTAACCACTGCAATCTTTCTCCCATACGTCTACCTTCCATTGGTTTTTCAATATTACCTTCAGGAATAAATTTTAGTAATGGTTTCATATACTCACTACCAGTTAAAAATATGAATTTATCTTTTTCAACATTAATACCAGCAGATTTCATTTGAGAAAGTACTTTATCACCCCATGCTTCTTTTTCATCTTTAGGCATTTCTTTTAAGGTTTTATCGTACGGAGCTAGTACCTTAGTTAGAGGTACTAGAAAATGTTTAGCTGATAAGATATACATTTTATCCGGTTTCAAAGATTTGCCATACTCTAATGTTTTTTGGAACATAGGAGATGCTGAGTATAAATCTTGCGCCTGTGATGGTTTATCTAATTTAGATTTGGTGCAACTTAAAAGTACAATTGTTGACATTTATGGTTTTAATCATAAATATTAAAACTCTAACCAATCAACAAGTTCTTTATCATTACTTTTTGGACTCCAAGTATAATGTGATAGTTTTTGAATAATATAACCTTCCTCACTTTTACGTTGATCATATTTAGGTTCTATTTTTTTAACAATTTTAAAATACTTGTCCCAATCAATTTTTTGTAAATCCTGGAAGTGTTTATATTGTTTACCTACTCTATTATCATAAGCATATTTTGATTTATGAGATAAAATATATGAAGGGTGAGATAATCTTAATTCGTAACCTTTATAATCAATAGTAACTAATTCTCTTTTAGGTAAATAAGCTGAATTGAAGAAATCAATAATGTATTCCTTGTCCCAATGTTCTGAATAATGTGAATGATCAGGTTTAGCATTAGGATCAAATTTATATAATTGAATAATATCTTTAGTTAAAAAATGATCTACAGATTTTGGTATGTGTCTTTGTTCTATTAACTCACCCTCATGAGAAACAGGTTCAACATTATAATCATTTCTTCTCATAATGAAATTTAACTCATAAAAATCTCTAATTACTGATAATTCATGTTCAGTTAGGGCTTCTCTTAAACTAAAATCAATGTCGGGTTTACGATTTTCAAAATCATAATCCATTATATCCAATATATGTAAAACTAAACTTCCTCCTAATACAAGTTTATCAGACATGTTCATTAGAGGTAAAATTATACTTTCGTACTTTTCAGGTAAGTAATTTACTTTTAAATTCATAACTAATTAATTTTTATTTTTGTTCCTGGTAAATCTTCATTTATACTTGATCTTGAACTATGAACCCATAATATTGGTTTTCTTACTTGTGTTTTTGGAGCACTACACTCACCATCAGTTAAATAAATTAAATTATTAAACTCATTTCTATGTTCAAATAGGTAATCAAATACTGGATCAAAACTAGTACCACCTCTACCTTTAACTGATATGTCTTCTAATTTACCATTATATTCATATACTCTTTGGATAGCAGCATCACATTCTATAACAGTTACTTCAGTACCTGTCTTATGCATGTGGTAAATTTCATTAAAAAATTCTAATACTTCAGCATCTGAAACTGAACCTGATGTATCAATAGCAACTAATGTACGTTTATTTTGTTTTATTTTTAGAGCAGGATTACCATAAAAACGTTTATTAGGTTTACGTCTTGTTTTTTTAGTAAATACTTTAGGTGAAACAGACGCAAATCTTCTTAAGTATGATTTCCAATCTAGAACTGGTTCTTTGATTTCAAATAAACCATTAATGTAGCTTTCTAATTCAGATGGAACTAAACCTCTACCTTTTTTCTGCATTTCAGAGGCAATCTCTTTTAATTGATGGTCAATTTGTTTTTGGATCAATTTTTTCTCAGCTTCACTCATGCCTTCCATTGCTTCCCATAAATCATGCCAATCCATTTCTATACCATTAACAAATTGAGCTATATCTCCATCAGGATTGTCATCTATTTCTTTTTGGATAGCATCATAATAGTATTTAGTACCTTGTTTAGGCAATAAATTAAGATCTTTAAACATACCCTGATCATATTCTAAACCATCCCAACTATCACCTTTATATTCGGCTTCAATATATTGGTTAATTTCTAAGTCAGCGGCAATATTTGATAACTTTTTGTTTTCAAATCGTTCAAAATTTTCTAAATGGAAGAATACAATATGAAGTAACTCATGTTTTAATACTGCTAATTTAGTTTTCTCATCTAAACCTAACCAAAATTCAGGATTAACACAAAGTTTAATATTAATTTTATCAGGAGTGACACACGCAGTTTGAATGTCAGTTCTTAACTCTTTATTTAGAGCTATTAAAAATAAACCATAAAATGGTTCTTTTAACATAAGCAATTTGGATTGCTTTGCTACTTCTTGATATACATCTGTCATAACCTTTTTTATTTAATATATGAAATTAACCTTTAAGAGCCAAACTTTTTAAATAAACCTCTATATATTGATTAGGATTAAATTCTTTTAAATACTGATTTATATTTTGTTGGATAAATTCATTAATAATCTCTAAATTTTTAGGATTGTCTTTATGTAATTTATATAAATTAGCACTAAAAGATCTCCAATCTGATTCAAAATTAATATTTTTGGATTTAAAATATTTTAATGTACTTTTAAAACTATTATTTTTAGTTATACTTAATCCAGTACCCCAAGCAAATTTATTTTTATGTTTATTTAAAAATAAAGCAATAGTTAATGAATTTTTTTCAATATTAACATTTGAAAGCATTTCTAAAGCTAAATTAATATTATCTTGTGATTTACTTTCAAACATACCATCTAAAGTAGTTAAATACTCTTCATCTAATTCAAAACCATCTTCGTTAAGTGGTTCCATTATATTTTCATCAAATATAACTTTAACGTTAGGATTTTTTAAGATATATTCTAAGTAATTATGAACTTCTACAAGATTTTTTTCTCTATATAAACTTTTATAAAAAAGATCTTCTGATTTTTTACCTTGTAAAAAGTTTAAAAGTTTAGGTGTTATTTTATTTTTGTTATCTTCTCTAATCATTATAATAAAAGGTTCATCATATATTATGTTCCCATTATAATAAGATTTAGAGTGATTTTCTATATATTCTACATCATGTTCTGAATCAAATCTATAAACTTTACATGGTTTTAATCTATACCATGATGAAGCTGATTCAAACATTTTATTAAATTCTACTAAATGTTCTTTATTTAGAATAATAGTATCAGATTGATCTAATCTTGAGGTCTTACTAACTTTATTTTCTTTAAAGTAGTCTTTTATCTTATGTCTTGGTAAAGAAGATAACTTACCTAAGTAAATTTTCCCAGTTAATGTAGTATTAACTTTCTGATTTAATAGAGAATTAATTAACTTTTCATATTCTTTACTTTCCTTTTCAGTAAAATAAATATCTCCTTCATTACTATGGTTGTAATTGTGATATAAAAAAGACTTTTGATGTTCTGTTTTATCGTAACTACTAGGAATATATGGTTCAAAAATTGATGATTTTATTATACTCATATTATTTCATTATATATTGAACTAAATCTTTATTCATCATCATGGTTTTGAATTTACTTGGATTATTATTGTAAATTGATCTAACCATGTTATAGCAAATATCATTTGCAAATATTTTTTCATTTACAATTTTAGAAATTCTATCTACTACTGTTTTTTCTACTGGATTTTCTTTTGCAAATAAATCTAAGTAGTTAACAATTCTAGTTGATAAAGTTGATGCTAAATCAGCTCTATAACTATCATCTTTACCTACAATTGATTTCAATGTATTTAAAACATATTTTTCATCTTGTTCTATTACATGCTGTGGTGAAATCATTTTATCTAGTTTATTATTAATAAACATAGTAAACATAGAACTAAATTCTGGTCCAACTGAACCTTCACCTACCATCTGAATTAAAGGTAATGAATCATCAAAACTCTTAATTGAAGAAATTGAATTAAAGAACATTGAGACACTTCTACTGTTAACATCTTTAGTTACTAGTTCAGGGTGTAGTAATAAGAAGTTAATACATCTACCATCAATTTGATTTTCTTCAGCCCATTTAGCCCAACATTCTGTATCAAATTTTAATTGAACAGTAATGAATCGTGTTTTCTGAGCGTTATCAATACTTGAAACTAAATAATCTCCATTATCAGGATTGGCGGTTAAGATAATGTGCCAATCTTTAGGTAAAGTCCAACTAATATATTGTTGTCTATCAATTAGCTCCATTACAGCTTGTATGAACCTCATATCAGCTCTATTCCAGTCATCTAATAATAAGATACCACCTTTTTCTTTACCACTAATCCATTCAGGTGGACAGTAACCCATTCTATTTAAACCAGTTGTGTGATAACCTTGTTTGAATTTTTCATCTAATACATTTTCATCAACCCAAATTTTTTCACTTTCATCATTTCTTTGGATTTCAAACTGACGAATTGGAAAACCTACTAAATCACCAATTTCTTCAATTTGTGATAAATTCAATTTAACGAAATTAAGATCTAATTCTTTTGCCAATTGAACAATAGCTGATGTTTTACCAATACCTGATTCACCAATTACTTCAATTGATACAGGTGTTTTATTTTGTTCCTGTAAGAATCTATTGTTTTCGATAATGTGATTTAAGAATTCTTTTAATTCTTTAGCATTTAATGCTACTAGATTTGTTTTTTGTGACATAACTTTTATTTTTAATTTAATGGTATAATATATTAATCTTCATCAGGAAGGCCAAACATATCGTCTTGAAAGGCTAGATGAGCTTCTTGGACTAATTTCCAATTAGGCTCATTTCTTAAGTTTAAGTAATATCTAGCTATAGGTGATGCAGGTTTTGTTATAACGGTAGTTAAACATATATCTTCAATGTAATGACAAGTATTTAAGTCATCAGTATTGGCATTTAATATAATTTCTTCAGCTAGATGTAAATCATTTTCATCTTTAGAAAAAACCATATCAAGTAACTGTTGATACATTTCTTCAGTTATAACATGAATTTTTTGATATTCCATAACCTTTTTATTTAGTATAATATATAAAAACAAAAAAGGGAGGCCAAGCCTCCCATTTCAAAAGTTTTTAATACTTTTTATTATTTCAACAAATCTTCTGCAACATAAATTCCATGTGCACCACTTACTGTTATACCTCTAGCAGATAATGCATCACCTACAAAGTGAACATTTGGATATCTAGTTAATGCTAAGTTAGTATAATCAACAAGTGGCTCAGGAGATAGATATTTTACTTCAGGTATGTACATACCCCAATCGTCTTTTAATGTTGGGAATACTTTTTTCATATCATCGATAAATTCATCAATGTAGTTAAAGTAACCTTCAAATGTATGTCTTACATCAACCATATCAGCCTCTGTTATTTGAGTAGCTTCTACATGATCTCCTTCTGAAGTAAATGATACTTTACGAGATGGAGAGTAATATAAACCTTTACCATCTGTTGATTGTAATTGTTTTACAACATTTCTTGACCATTCAAATGGATTTTTAATACCATTTAGCTCCATAATAATTCCAAAGTTAGTCATATCATTTCTATACTTTTCATCTTTTTTAGCATGACCATTGTAAGTATAGTTTCCATATGTTTCTTCTACAGCAACATAAGCAGCATTATTATTAGTACAGAATGAACGTAATGATACTCCTTTATCATCAAATTTTCTATATAACTTAAAGTCATATGAAATGTCAATTAATTTTTGAAAGTGTTCTTGTGGTGCTTCAAATCTAACTCCAATTTGAACTGATTTAGGTTCAGTTGGTAAGTCATATTTGTCTGCTAATTTTTTACCAAAGTCAATACCTGATTTACCTACACCAAAAATAAGTTCATCATAGACACAGAACAGATTTGGATCACTAAAACGTAATAATTGTTTATTAAAATTAATATCTGTTACTTTAGTTTCCCATATAAATTTAACACCTTTTTCTACTAAATACTCATACCAATTTTTACCAATTTCATGTAAATAATCAGTTCCAACATGCCATACTGGGAATAATCTTAATCCAAAATAGGGTTTAATGAAATCAGGTTCTGCTTCAGGATTTGAACATTGTACTTCTTCAGGTTTAGGATGAAAACGTTTAAAGTTATTAATAACTTGATCCATTAATTCCATTGCTTTATCTTCACCACAGTACTTAGATAATTGACCTCCAATAGCAGTGTGATAAGTTAATTTACCATCAGACCAACCACCAGCACCTAACATTCCTGTCATTACTTCACTTGGTAATCTTTTATATGGATCTTTACCCATATCAATAATTGTAATTAAATGACCCGGATAGCCATTATCTACTAATTTAGTAGCAGCATTAATACCTGCTACTCCTGCACCTACTATTACTATTTTTTTCTCCATTTATAAAATTTTAACTGTTAAATATAATAAAGGAAAGCTGGACCTCCAAACTTGAGGTCACAGCTCTCTATGAAATTTTTCTCTTACGAGCGACTAGGCTATGAATCTAGTCTAAATGTTATGATATAATATCGTTATAAGATAATTCTATTTTATTTCCTGTTATCTCTCCATCTTTATACAACAAGTTTTTAGGTTGTACTGTAGCTCTTAAACCACCAGTAGCACTTCTTGTTGAATCATGTCTGATATTTAATACAGGTTCTAAATCAAATTCTTCTACGTCTTGTAAATTTTCTATAATTTTAGAAACAGTAATAATTAAATTGTCTCCTTGTTGATTAAAATCACTTTCAGTATAAGTTCTATAGATTACAACCGCATTATCTGAACCAAATATAATTGATTCTTCTTCTTTATTAGGTAAATCTGTTACTAATACACCTGATACTTTAGTATTGGTAGTATCATTATACATTATGTTTATACCTTGTTTTTCATTACCTAATTTATCAACAAAAGGTTTAAAAACTAATTCAGGACCAAAATCTCCATTTTTGATTTTAGCTACTAATTTAGTCATTAACTCTTTATACCTAGTGTCAGCACTTTCCCAGAAACCAGCATTATCTTTTTTAATTGAAATTGGATAATTACCTTTAGCTCCAGTTATAACAACATCTGCTTTTTTACCTCCTGCTACATCATATCCTACTCCAGTTACTCCTGTTGCATTTGGTACAGTATAAGATTTATTTGAACCTTTAAATATAATGTTTTTAGCACCTAATGCTAAATACTTTTTAATCTCATTTTCTAATACATCTTCATTTTCAGTACCTGCTGAAGCTCTACCTTGAGCTCCTGATGGTTTAATAATAAAAAATGAATTTTTATATTTTATTGCTCCTATTGATGAACCTTTAGCGCTTGGATCATAATCAAAATCTTCAATTGCTTGAATTTTTTTAATATACTCAATACGTTCTGAACCTGGTACTAATAATTTATACCTATTACCTGATATTTTAGAGAAATTTTCGTCTGTTAATCCTAATTTAGATTTTAAGATTTCAATACCTTCCTCAGCTTCAGTTACTTCATTTAAGGAAGTTTTTTTTGATAAACCTTCTTTAACAATTTTAAATCTTAAAGGAGATTTAGGTTTAACTTCTTCAGTTTCTTTCAACTCTTCTTCTGGTGCTGGTTCTTCTGCTGGTGCTTCTTCAGCTGGTGCTTCTTCTCCTTTTAAATCAGCTTCATTATCAGTTTGTTCACCTGGGCCTTCAGATCCTGGAGGCATACCTAATTCTAATAAAGAAGCAATTGCATTAATAGCAAATTGTTCTTCACTTAAATTAAGTAAGTAGTATTTTTTACCTGATACTTTAGCTGTATAAGATTGTGGTCCGTAAATTAAATAAAATTCTTGACCATTATGAAGTAAAATTCTAAATGTAGTAGGTTTAGGTGCTATTACGTAAACACCTGTAATATAATCTCTATAATGTTCTGTCATTAAATCTGCTAAAGCAGCATCTAGTGAAGGATATTTTTGGAGAATATATTCAAGAGGATTATCTTCAAAAGATATAGTTTCACGTTGTTGTTGTGAAACAAAATCTTCAATACCCTCTTTAATTAAAGTTTTTAATGTGTTTAAAGACATATTATTTTCCTTTTCTTATTTCAAATGATGATGACATAGCTCCTTTTCTAGCTTGTTGTTTTGCTTTTTCTATAGCTTCAGCTTCAGAAGTTGCTTTTACTTTAATATCATCCCAATCTTTATCATCTCCATATTTACCAAATCTATACCAGTAATTTACAGTATACTCTTTTTCTTCACCTTCTCCTTCATACATTGGTTTTTCTCCTCTAAGAATTTTAGCTACATTCTCAGGATTAGCTTTATCTAATACTTTATTTCCTTTTTCAGGATCACCTTTATATGTTTCTCTTTCCTCAGCGTCATAGCCTTGTTTAGCTATTTGCATTAATTTATCATTGATTTTTTTATGAACTGGGTGAGTATCAACCATTTCTAAAATCATTTCTTTAAGGATAGATTTTAATTCAATTTTAGTCATGTTCTTCTATTTTAATTAATAGGTCTGTTTTACCTTTTAATACTCTATGGTATTTTTGTTTTGGTATAAATATAACATCTTTTTTTCGAAGTTCCAAAGGTAATTCATTATCTAATTGAAAAAGCCAACCTTCTCCCTCTAAAACAGTAACATGGCGATCTTTTTCATCTCTATGCCATACTAATTCTTTATTAGGGGTATTAACTTTAAATTCACGAACACGTGATTTACCTTTTATAACTTCTTTATAAGGTTTCATTAGTTTTCTGATGAATATGGTTCAGCTGTTTGTTTAAATCCTACTACTCCAGGGATTATTTTTATATTGTTTATTACAGTTTCAAGTGTAGTTTTACCATCAAATTTATTTTGTTTAATATAAGGGTAAGGATCTACTTTAATTTCAAGGGAACTTCTAAAGTAACGAGAGGTAGCATCTTGTGGTATCTCTACATTACGTACAACAGTGATACCAGGTAAAGCTCTAACATCAGATAATATATCTTGAACGTCACGTTTTTGATTATCAATTATAATAGTTCCTTCTATATGGAATATTTTTTCTGAATCTAGTTCTGTAATTAAGTCTTTTAATTTTATCATATCTTCTTTAGTTTTACCCCAAGTTTTACCTTTACCTTTACGTTTACAACCAGCAGGAGTAGGTCTACAAGCTGGGTATTTGGAACGTTTTTCACCTTCTTTTCTACCACAAGCTTTATATCCTCCTTTACCGTCAGGTGCGTTACAATCTACCCATCCGCCTTCTTTACCTTTAGGACCTTGTCTTTTAAACCATTTATGAAGTGATTCATCTTCAGATAAAAGTTCATTAAGAGCTTCTTTTATCCCTTTCCATATATCTCCTCTTCGGCATCTAACTACAGCACCAGATTTATAAGCTGATGGTTTATCAAACTTACGGTCAGCTATACGTAAGCATCTATCACGTTTTTCTTTTTCGTTTAAATTATCCATTACCAGTATCCGCTAAAATTTGAACCTCCACCTAATGATTTCCAATAACGACCTATATTACAAGACCAGTATCCTGGAGTTGTTCTATCTTTTTTTCTAGCACAGTTTTGACGTTTAGCAAAAGCTCTTCTAGCTTTAGGGTCTCTAATTTTAACAGCTAAATTTTGTCCACCACCAGCAGCACCAAATGATACTTTTTTTATTTTACCAGTTTTAGGATTTTTAACATAAACGTAGAATTTTTTAGAACCACCACGTTTAGGTTTATTTAATTGAACATCTTTACCTTGATATTCAGCTTCATTTAAAATTTCTTCTTCAACAAATGGTACATCTAAAGAAACTAATTTACCTTCAAATTCTCCATATTCACCAATACTAGTATTTTCTACTAACCATCTGTCATGAGGGTTTAAATATAATAATCCTTTATTATATAAATCTCTTGCTTCTCTAAATAATTCTAATTGAGCATCTGAACCATATCTGAATATATTTTCATGTAATGGCAATTGTTTATTTAAGTGGTATCTTAAATTAGATGAAGTTTTAATACCTTCATGTAGTAAAACATTTTCATTTAGACCTGTATCTATATCAGCATTTTTTTCTTCTTCTTCAGCATCATCAAATGGTCTTAAATCAGAAAAGTGAAATGAATCTGTTGTACCTGTTTGGTCAAATTTAATAGCATAAAAAGGATGTTTTGATAAAACTACAGTACCAATACCCCCACCGTAAGATGAGTCTATTTCTACTCTGTCTCCTTCGTTGTACTGTATATCAGCTTCAAAAATAGCTTGAACCGCTTCTCTAATTAATTCTTTAATTTGGTTAATCTTCATTGTTGGAGTCTCCTATTATAGTGTTATAATCTTCCATTGATAGCATTTCTTTACTTTTATTTAATGCTATAGCGTTTTCAGCTACATCATGCAAATCCATATCAGTTTGAGCATCTTCTTTAGCATACTCTAACATACGAATAAATAAAGGAATATCTAGTGTTACTGTATCTACTACATCTTCTTCATTTTCATTCATCATTGAATCAATAGCAGCTGTTTTTTCTTCACCATCTAAGTATCCGTAAGCTGCTTGAAGGTAATCATATGCTTTTATAATTTTAGCTTGCCACCAATGAGGAAAATCAACTTCTCCCATGTTATCATAGTTGTTAAGTTGTTTGTATAACATAGCAGCCATTTTAGCTATTCTGTAAACATCACTTTTTAACATAGATGGTTCATTATCTTGATGACCTACGTCTAAATCTTCATTTTTAAGTTCAACTCCTCTACCTTTTAAGATATCTGCTTTAGTTACTTTACCATCACCTGTTAAGTCAGGGAATTTTTTCTCAGCTAATTTTTTAGCTTTAGCAGTTGCAATAGCGTAAAGAGCAGGATCATCTTTTTTAAATCCTGATTTCTTTAAACCTTTAACTATATCTTCTTTTTTATTAGTTTCAGCTTTAGTTAGTTTCTTTTCATCTAACACCTCTTGAATTAATCTATGAACTTGATCTTTGATTGATTCTTTAACTGGTTTTTTAGTATTATCAGATATAAATTTTAATGCTGTAGCCATAAGGTTTTTCTTTTGAGCGTCTGTTATATCAGACACAGTTATTTTAGTATCTTCCATTGAAGTTTTAGGAGCGAAATCTTTAGGTATAAGACGCGTAAATTTTTTCGCTAATTCAGGACTATCAAACGTTTTAACAAAGTTAATTTTCTCAACTGCACCCTGTGTATTAGAGATAGTGGTTGGTTGATCATCCGCTTCTCTTTGAGAAATACTATAAGCTAATTTAGCATTACCCATTATAGTTTTTAATACCTTAGTTAGGTAATCTTTAGTTTCAAATGGATTAGTTTTTTGAGGGAAAATAATTTTATCTCCATCTACAACATAATCTTTATCTTTAGTCATAACACCACTATACTTTTTCAAGTTATCAGGTGTTTTCATTGGATAATAATTAGCTCCTCTTGAACCAAAGAAACCATTACTTTTTACATTTCTTAATTCTGTAGAGTTTAAAGTAGAAATAAATTCAATGAATGAACCATCACCATTTTCAGTTTGCCACTCATCATATTTGTCAGCTAAATCTGTTTCTAATGCTTTCCAAGCTTCAGGTACTCTATTTCTAATGTCAGTTGCTTTAGCAAATCTTTCTTCATCATTTAAAGTGTCCCAAGTTCTCCAAGCAGTGTTTGCTTTTTGAGCTGGAATGCTAGGTCCAAATATTTTTTGAATGATTTTAGGGTCTCTTAAATTATTAGCATAGATACCATAATTTTTAATATCACCTAAAGCAGATAAAGCCGACTGTAAATCGGCTGGTTCTAATACTAAATCGTAGTTTATTTTTTCAAAACCTTGCGGCTTTTCATCTTCACTACTTTCTATTTCTTCTTTAATAAGTTTAAAAAGAAGGTTTTTAAATTTATCTGTATTATTCATTGTCTTCTTTTTCTTCTTTTTTAGCTTTTTTAGGAGATTCTTTTTCTAATGCACTTTTTAATTTTTCAACTGCATTTTCAATTTTTTCTAATTGAGCAAATAAAGTATCGTTAGTTTCAGTTAACTCACCTCTTCTTTGTGGATCATGAACCGCTCTAGTAGAATTGTCTTCAATAGTTTTTTTCAATTCTTCTATTTTAGCTTCTAATTCTGTTACTTTATCTTTACCGATTTGAATATTTTCTTTTAATTTAGCATCTCTAGCTTTTAAAGCTTTTTTACCAGCAGCTGCTGCTTGACCAGTAGTTGGGTAAGCACCAATATACTCATCACCTATAAGAGATTTAAGTGTAACAGCATTAACAATACCTCCCTCAGTCATATCTTTAGTTGGTTTACGAACTAAGAAAATACTACCTTGTTCTTTAGTTACTTTATCTTCAAATTCTGATGCTCCTTCTTCTAAAGTTGGAGTTTCTTGAATTTCTTTTTTTTCAGTATTTAATTCGTTTAAATAATCTGATATACTTTCTCTAATTAGGTTTTTAATGTTTACAGTTGCCATGAAATAAGTTTTTATATAAATATTTATAATTCTGTTTCTCTTAATCGTTTTATGTTATCTTTTACAGTTTTTATCAGTTCAGGTGTAATATTACCACCTACCCAGTTTTCAACAACACCATCTTCGGTTACATAACTAACATAAGGATTATTTAAAAAATCCTCAAACATTTGTTCAGCAGTATTTGCTGATTCATTTTTATTGGAATTTAGAAGTTTCTTTTCATATTCTTCATATTTACCTTCTACTCTAAGTTTAGTTTCCATTTCAACTACACAATCCGAACACATTTTATGAATACTATACATTTTTTTATTTAATGTATGATTTTTCATAGGTTTACCACATTCGGGGCAAGTAAGTGGAAATTCCACCATTGCCTTTAGTGAGTCGTGTTTGGTGACAGTTTGTTTAATCCCATTTTTAATTGTCCAGGTTTTACCGTCTTCTTCCCAAGTGTCTCCCTCAACATGTTTTATTTTAGCATTTGTATAACCAGCTTGAATTCTAGTATTATTAGCAGTGTTACCTGTAATAATATTACGCATACGTTGTAAGTCGCGTTCTGAGAATTGTTTGTTTAATTGTGACATATTATAACCCTAATTGTTTTAATTCGTTTATTACTTGATCTGTTGTTCTATATACTATACCAATTCCTCCTTTAGATTTCCAATTTAAAATAGTATCTTCTCTATCATCAATTAGAATAGCATTTGATTCAGCAAAATCAGATTTATTTTTAGCTTGTCTGAAAATTAATTTAATGCCTGGAATGTGATCTTTAACCCATAATGCTTTACCCATTCTACTTGATTCGTCCCATGAAGGTGAAGAAAGTAAGGTTGGGTTGTAAGGTTTAATATACTCCCATAATTGTTTACCTTGAGGCATCCAAGGTATTCCTCTCCAAAATCTAACTCCAATTTGTTTGTCAATTAGGTTCCAAAACATTTCATCTACTTTAGAAGAACCATATTTTTTAGCTACTTCAGCTCTATATTCATCAGGAGTTAAACCAGCAAAATGTTCAAATCTAGCTTCAAAATCAGCTAGAACACCATCCATATCACAATAAATTTTGTAATTTAATTTTGGTTTTTCTTCTTCAAATAATTTATTTAGTGATATCATTTTCTTTTTCTTGTATTAATTCTATTAAATCTTCAAAAGTATTTATGTTTTTTACTTCAGAATCTTGTATAGTAATATTAAATTCTTTCTCTACAGCCATTAATATTCTTACAAAATAAGCTGCATCCTTAAACATATCCTTCATTACTATTCAAATATTTCAGGATTGTTTCTTCCAAATTCTCTCATTAATACCCCAGCCATAGCATTAGCTTCATTTTCAGTATTAGAACCGTCATTTCCATCTAATTCATCTCCATTTAGATTTTGCATATGATGAACTAACTCATGAGCTAATGTTCTTAAAATATCAGCCATGTTTCTGTTATGTACTACTACTTTTATTTCTTGTTCTGAAGGTATATAACCTCCAAAACTTTTATACTCTTGAGAGTAAGTAGGAGAATTTATAATATAAATTTTAGGCTCATCTATATCTAATCTATCACAAGCATAATCAACAAAAGATTTCATTAATGGTGCTTTTTGTGGAGTAAATGACTCATGTAATACAGGACCAGGTTTAAACTCATTTTGAGTATAAATTGATAAGAATTGTTTAGGATCAATACTAGCTGGTAAGAATTTTTTAATATCTTCTAAATCTTTATTTCTAATAGCTGTTCTTAAATCAGTAGCGTTTAAACTTTCAAAATTTCCAGCATCTACTATTTTAACATTAGAATAAGTATTAGGATCTTTTTCTATAGCTCTATATCTACTTTCTTCACCTTTACCATATAATACAATAAAGTCTGTTTCTTTATCTTTTATAATATCAAATACTTCACTTACAGGTGAAGCTTTACCTGATATTATCACTTGAACATTTGAAGGTAAAATATCTTCATATAATCTCCAAACTTTCATTGAGTCCTCAGCTGTAAATTCATCTTTAGAACCTTGAGACATTATCACAATAACTTTATCAGCAATATTAGCTGCTTTAGCAACTACATTAAAATGACCAGCATGTGGTGGTTTAAATTTACCTGGGTATAAAGCTATTATAGGAGTTGACTCTTCTAATAATTGTGATACTATTTCTTCACCTATATTCATTATTATATAAAATTTTGGATTTTTGATTTAGCTGAATCGACTGAATCGAATTCAGGTAATTTATTAACCATAACTTCTATTTCTTTATTTAAAGCATCTTTTTCAGCTTTAGATTTAGCCATTTCTTCAGGTGTTTTAGGTTTACCTACAGCAGCTGAATCTTGAATGTAAGGAGCTATTAACTCATCAGAGAATCCTTTATTAGCATTTTCTGGGTTATTATCTAGTAATATAAAATTTTTACCAAAAGCTTGTCTGTAGATATCAATATTTTTATTAACATCTCTCCATGTACGTAAAACAATACCTGGCATTAAACTTCTATCACGTTGGGCGTTACGTTCAAGTGAAGTTAGAGGAGAGACATAAACCATTAACATTAATGTCTCATACCCTAAATCTTCTAGTTGTTGTTTTTTCTTTAATACTGGACCTGAAGCCGCACCGGTTCCATCAATAACAATATCATTTTTATCTTCAATAGATTTTTCTAATTTAGCTTGAGTGTCTTTACGAGCTTGTGCTTGTAATTTAGCTGCTTGAGATAATTGATCAGGTGTAAAATCTTTTTGTTTTAGACCAATACCACTCGCTTTTAAAAGTTCCTCATAAGTATCATCTGAATTGATAACTTTTAATGAAGAAGGGATTAATTGTTTTGAAATATAAGTTTTCCCACTACCAGCAGGACCAGCTAAAAATATAGCTTTAGGCTTGTCAGTAATTTCTTTTAAAAGTGTAGCTAATTTTATCATGTCTATATTATTAGTATAAATATTTATGCTTCCCTTTTAACTGTAGTTCTTAACGTTAAAACATGAGGTTTAGGTGATGGATTCTCTAAATCAAATAAAGCCTTAACATTCATGAAAATATCTAAATTTTGTTGTTGTGTTCTTTCAGACTCAACAATTTCCCAATGTTTACCCTTTAAACGTTTACCTGCTTTATCTTCACCTCTAGATTTAGATTTTAACCATAATATACCATAACGATCTATTTTTTTACCAAAACATTCCTCATAACATTGACCATAAACAGCTGTTTGTAAGTCATATGTTGTTTGTAAATGATTAGAAGTTTTTAAATCTAATATCCATCTTTCACCTTTTAATTCAATAACTAAATCACAAGTACCAGCTACTTTTAATACATCTGAAAATAAGTGTACTTCAGTTTCAATTAAAGTTGGTTTATGAGTTTCCCAAAAATCAACAAAGTTTAAAAACATTTGCCATACATTTGGAGGGTAAGCTGGATTACCATATTGATTTAAGAATGAACATTCTTCTCCATTTAAGTAATCTTCACATAAGTTATGTACTTGAGTACCTTCTTCTGCTGCTTTTTTTACAATATATTCTGAGGCATAACCTACTTTTTTTAACCAATCTTCAAAATGAGGACCTTTAGGGTAACAAGATAAAACATGTGTTACTGAAGGATAATAATTACCATTTCTTTGATAAAACCTTGAATCAGGTAAAGTTATCTGTTTATGGTCTTTTGAAATTTGTAAAATTCTGTCGTAAGATTTTTTCATTAGTTTACTTCTAATTTAAGTTGAAATAGATCAGAAAAAGTAAATTGTTCAGCTTGTTGTACTAAAGTTGTAAAATGAGCGAAACCCATATCGGATGGATCTTTACCTTCTAATTTTATAACATGCAATTCTTTTCCTGATTGGAGGAGATCTCCGGCAATTTTAAGTGTACTTTTTAAAGCATCACTGTCTAAAGCTAAGTAAATATTTTTAACACTATTTGTTAATAATTTTTTAGTTAAAGCTTTTGATAAGGTTTTTCCATATAAAGGTATAGCATTTCTTTTAATAGCAATAGCATCAAATGCTCCTTCACATAGTATGATAGGTAAATCCCAATTAATTAAATTTTCAAAGCCTATTATAGCATTTTTATCAGCAGATGGAGCATCATATTTTCTAGCAGGATCTTTTTCAAAAGAACGCGCTATAAAGTAATTAAGTTTACCGTCTGCGGAGTAATTGGGAATTATAATTTTATTTGAGTATTGGCCTGATTCACAGTAGCCTATTTGATATTTTAAAACGTCTTCAGAAGTTATTCCTCGTTGCTTAATATAAGCTAAAGCATGTCTGGCTATAATATCTGATTTATTAAGGTTGAATAAAGGTTTATATTCTTTAGGTAATTCTACAGGTTTTTCATTTTCAACTCTATCAGTTTTATATGTTGTACCTAATATAGAATTTAATTCAGAATACTTACTTCCATCAACTTTGATTATTTTAAATAAGGAAGATAAAGATTTACCTTTAACATCACATGCCCAGCAATGCCAAGGATTTTCATTTTTAGTAGTTGGAATTAAATTAACTTCTAATTTGGGTTTTCTGTGGTTGCAGACAGGACAGTGGAAGGCATAATTACCTTTTGACGTAACATGCCCTTTTCCTAGTACTGATTGTACTAAACCTAATAAAATTCCATTTACCATAACCTATTTTAATTTTTTAATTTACTAATCTAACTTCAAATAATTGGTCAAATTGATCTACAGTTAATTTTTTCTTTGCTATAAAGAATGATTTTGCTTCTTCTATACTTCGTGAAGGTATGTTATTAATAGCTTCATCAGAATTCTTAGTGAATAGACCGTAGCGTTTCATAGAGTTTATTTTTATTTAATGTAATAAATTATTTTTGGGGAGCAAAGTCTTTCTTGAAAAACTTTCCAAGAATGTTGTCATTTATATACTCATTTTGAGTTTCTAAAACTTCATTTATAAAAAGATATTTAGTCTCATAATAAGTAAGGAGTTTTTTAGTAGGGACGAATGTAAGTATCTCTCTTGTAAACTCCAAATGTTTTTTATCTTTTATTAATTGTTTTATTTCAGCGTGTGAACCATAGTAAGTTTTCCAGTCAGATTCTTTTATTACAGTTTTTTTCTTACTAGCTCTACCATCAGTAAGTAAAGCTAATTCCTTTTTACCTAAAGCTTTTTTCTGTACTGACATTAATTGCTTTTTACCTAGATATTTTCTTCCTGTAGAATTGTGAGTTACTACATAAATGAACCCGAATTGGTTTTCGGGCATATCTGATAATTCTTTAATTTCTTTTCCTTTATATAACCACATAATTTTTTGTTTTAAATTGCGTATTGCACTATACAATATTAAATATCGTATCTTACTACTATTGTTGTATCAGCTGTAGCTGATAAGGGTAAGGGTTTAGCTAATTTAGCTACTGCTAATAATTCACTTCTATCATTATATAGTCCTACAGTTGTAACATAAGGAGCAAAATCTGAACTTGTAGCAAAGGGTTTTAATGAACCTGATGTGTCAGATGTTAAAGTAGGATTATGAGACATATTAAAATCATTTTCTCCTATTTTACAACGAACTTCGTTTTCATAAATGATATATTCATTTTTGAATCCTAATACAGCGTTTATGTCTTGTGTTATTGCAGCCATCTTATTATAAATATTAAGGTCTGTTAGTATTTTTTAAGAAATACTCTTCATCTGTTTCTAAAAATTCCTTAACAGGGAAAGTTACTTTATTTATAGGATTAGGATTATTTTTAATTTTTTCAACAAGTGATTCTTTCATAGGTTTATGTTTCCAATTACCCTTAACTAAATAATCACCACATAAAGTATAATTAGGTTTTTCACTTAAATTTATTTCTTCAAATTCATCTCCTATAGTTTTTTTAGCATAACCTATACTTAAAAAGTCATTATCTATTATAAATTTATAATCAGGAGTATAAATAATATCCTCAGGTTTAGTGTTAACCCAAACTACATCTATTAATAAATTATACTTATTAAAAGCTACATCATACATATAATGCATATAATCTTCTAAAACTATATAAGAGGTAGGATTACCTATTAAATTAATATCTACATCCCAAGTTTTATTAAAGTCCCATAACACTCCTCCTAATAGATATAAATCATAATCTTTCATTATATCTGAAGTGTTTTGAATTTCTAATAAAAATTCTTTTACTTTGGAGTAAGTAGGTCTTTTCCAAGGTTGTTCAGTAATAATTTTACCTCGTTGGTAAGAAAAATACTTTGAGGGGTTGTAAGGTTTAGCGAAAACTGACATTTTATTTTATTTTAGTAGGATATAATTCCGTCTACACCTTCTTCAAAATAATACCATGGGTTTACATTATCAGGTGGTATGAGACTTGTGAAATTTATTTCTAAGGTTCCAGCACCAGACCATAAAGTTCTATCTACTACTACAGAAGCATCAGGTGTTCCTGTTGAGTTATAATACAAACTTGAGGTATAATTATTAACTGATTGATAAACAATATCACCGTAATAAGTTGGAGTATCATCATTTAATATAGTTGTAACAGATCCGTTAAAAGCTGATGTTGATCCTGAGGCTATTATTGTTTGTACAAAGCCTTCAGGTGTTAAAGTTCTAAAAGGAATAGTTAAACTGCTTAATGTTGATATAGTTAAGTTAGTTGTAGCACTTCCAAATAAAGAATATTCAACTCCATTAAAAGTATAATATAAAGTATTATTACCACCCACCATACTATTTCTTAACCTTACAGTAAAAGGTGAAATTGAAGGAGGAGGTACAGTTTGACATGACGCTGATACTACAGTACTATAAGGAGATAATCCTAAACTACAACTATCAAATACTCTAAAATATACAGGAGTAGTTTTAAGTGGTAATAAAGGTAAATTACTTATATCAATAGATGAAGTATAAGTTGATAAAGAGTTAGTAACTATTACTGAACCAGTATTAAATGAGAAATCAGATACAGTACTATATTCTATAGTTGATAAAACAGCATTAGTTGATCCTGAATTGAAAAATAACCAGTATCTATAATCATTTTGTCTATTACAATCTCTAACAGAAACATTTGTAATAGTAGGAGGTAAACAACCTCCAATAGAACAACTTATTGGATCATAATACCATCTTTGAAAAACAGGATAATTACCGCTAGGATCAACACAAGGAACTATAACATCTCTTGATTCAGATATAAAAGCTTGATAAAAAGTAATTGTAGGACCTAATAAAGTACTACCACTAGAATAACTAGATGTTACAATAGATCCTGAGTAAGGACCTGTTGTAAATACTTGATCTATTCCTGAACTTGATATATATCCGTTATTTGGCATTTTGTTTTAAATTATGGTGATAGTAAGGAATTATTGCCTGTACTACAATTAGAAACACCTATAATCACTCCTGAGTTATTTATTTGAACTGATCTATTAACACTACCAAAAGCGTCAGTAATACGCCACCAACGGCTGTCTCCGTTAGATTTAGGTGTAGTACATTCTAAATCATCATATAATGTATCTCCTACAAGTATTGATGGTTCATCTCTAAATATAAATGATTCAGTTTCTACAGCACAAGCTGTTGAAGCATTGAAATAACCAAGTGATGATATATAATATCCATATCCTTCAAATGGAGGTAAAGTAGTAGTTGTAGTAGTAGTTGTTGTAGTGGTAGTAGTTGTTGTTGGAATAGCTGATGTATCACAATATGAACCACTGTAAATATACATTCTACCATACAATTCTTGTGTTGAAAAATTTGATATACATGACCCTGTATCCATTACATATACACTATATATACCTCCATTTAAACTAAATGTTGAAATTGTAGGTGTTGTAGATGAAAATGATTGACCAGTATCAGTTTCTTGGGCGTAATAAGTGTAACCTCCTAAACCACCAGTAGCATTAAATATAATTTGATTTGAACATGAGTCAATATATGAAGCAGTAGTTGTAAAAGTAATTGGACTTGAACCTGTTATAGTAAAAGTATTATAATAATTTTGACAACCATATAAATCTGTTGTGTATAAAGAGGCTGTCCAACTTCCTGTTGCTAGGTTTGAAAATACTAAATTACTTGAAGTTATAAGTGTATTACTAATTACATAACTACCAGTTGGATCAATAAAATCTAAAGTTAAACTATCAATAATATTACTTAAATTTATATTTATTTGACCTGTTGAACTTCCATAACAGTTAACATGACTCATAGTCACACTAGCAGTTAATGGAGTATATTTTGATAAAGTATAAACTGAACTAGTTAAACATCCAAAAGTATTAATATAATTTATAGTATGTGAACCTGTACCTAGGCCTGTAAATTGTTTTGGTAAAGCGAAATAAGATCCTCCATCTATAGAAGCAGATACAGCCGTACTACTTGAGACTGTTATAATACCATCAGTTGCTAAATCAGAGCAAGGTAATTTTGTAATAACAGTACTTGAGGTTATAGCTGGGTACATTGATGAAAATGAAGCTGTAGCTATATCTCCTAAATAATCTTTAACATAAATAGTATTACTAAGTGAAGATGACATACTTCCACTTACAGTAACATTAAATAAATTAGATGAGCCTGTCCAAGTAGTACCATTATCTAATGAGTAACTATAATAAGGTACACCGTAATTTATTGAAAAAGTAACAGGTAATAAAGAAGCAGTACCAAAACAAACTGATGAAGAGATAATATTTTCTATTGCTAAAGGTTCAGATGTTATAGTTAAATTTATTGAACCTGTATTACTTACTAATCCTGAAGAGTTAACTACTGTATAACCTATACTATAATTTCCAGGTATTACACTAGCTTGATCTTGAGTTATAGTTATAAAACCATTATTATAAGTAAAATTAGGAAAAGTAGAACCTGATATAGATGAAGTTGTAAATGAAGTAAGATCCAAGGTTCCACAGTCACATATATCATTACCTAAAACATCAAATGCTCCAGGTGTAGTCATATTAAAATATGAAAAATAATCATTTACAGCACCTGGAGGGGCTCCAAATACACATAAATAATCTTCATCTGTTATTACAATTAAACCATGAGAATAAAATACATTTCCAACATATTCTAATTGTAAACCATTACCTACTAATTCTAAGTAAACATCTTGGTCATATATAGCTGATGAATATTTAGCATAGTTTCCTTCATTTCTCCAGTTATATAAATTTCCTTCACCATCATCTCTTAAATAATATCCTGAACCTGAAATATAAACTGAATTAGGATTTAATCCTGATCCATATACATTTTGATCTATAGAAACTATTACTACTTTTCCTCCTCTATCAGGATCAAACACTGCATCTTCATCATAATTATCATTAGTGTTATATAAAACAGGTGTATTACTACCTGTAGTAGTGTTAATTCTTCTAAAAGTAGATACTCCTGAACCTGAAGCTAAAGTATTTTGCTCGTAGTTGAAATAAGAAGAAGAATGAAAAAACTCACCAGTTAATGATCCAGTTGTATAATTTTCAAAAAATAAATGTTTTATAGAATCAAAAACTAACCTTCTATATTCAGCATTAGAGGTTTGAAGGTCATTAATAGGATCAAAAAGGTAGGTTCTAGATATAGGTAAGTTTTCACCTATATAAATTGTAACACCATTTTGAGATAAAGTAGTATTGGTAACCTCCCATTGCTTGTTAGCTATATAGGAGGTTAAAGTTATATCATTTGAACCTAATGTTTTGTAAGAAAAACTCATTCATTAAAAGTCTAATTTTACTCTAATAAGAGCTTCTTTTGTAAAATCTTTTACTAAGGGTTTTGATAATTTAGCAACAGCTAATAATTCATTATTATCATTATACATCCCTACTGTTGTAATATAAGTTTGAGGATTTTCAACTAATGATGGGTAATAAAATTCTCCACTACCGCTTATCATAGATGGATTAGTAGTATAATTAAAATCACTATTTTTAATTCTAACAAATATGTAATCAGATGTTATAGTTTCTTCACTATTTAATTGAAAATTAGCTCCTAAACTTATAGCTCTATATAACCCTCTATTAATATTATTTAAGGAATTTGAAGTTAAACCTGTATCTGGAGTTAAACCTATACCTCCTTGACTAGCAGATAAAGCTAAAGCTCTAGGATTTAATAAAATTAATCCTACATCAGGTAAAAATTTACCATATGAACCTGATACTGTATATCCTGCTGCTACTCCTGAGAAGTTTGAAGTTGTAGTAACACCATTTGAACCACTAACAATATCAAATACTCTACCAGCATCACAATAGTTTACAGTTGTTGTTGATACACTATTGTCAGTTAATTTAATTAAAGACTGATTAGTACCATCTGAACCTGATAACCATAAATTAAATGTTCCTAAGAATAATTTTTCTTTATAATTAGCTCTGTTAACATTTATAACATAAACATCAGGTGAGTCTGTATTTCCAGTACCAAAATTAAAATTAGTATTTTCATCTCCATTAACTAATGTTCTAAATTGACCATAAGTAATTCTTGTAGGTGATGAACCAGTTACTGTAGGGTTAATAGGAGCTGAACCTGTCCCATTTACTTGACCATAAGCTAAAGAAAATTGAGGTAAAGCTGTTGTATTTGAAGTTGGATTTACAGCGTATACAGGTAAATATGCATTATTAGTTATCGCTGTTGAAGCTGTAAAGAATGAAGTTAAAGTAGAAGAATTATTACTCCATAATGTTGAAGTAATTGAATCAGCACTTACTACAAAGTCTTCAGCGTTAAAAGGTATATAGCTCATGTTTTTATTTTATTAACTAGTTACTTTAGTTATAGTTACTGGGATTGTTAATCTTGCTCCTGAATCTCTACCTGTTATTGTTAAGGTAGTTGTTAAAGAATTTCTTGTACCAAATAATGTATTAACAGTAGTTGCTGTTAAGTTTATAGTAGCTCCTATTACAGTTCTTGAAACATTAGTTCCAATTGTAGTAGTTGAATTTAAAGCTGTAGCTTCAGCTGTATTAATACCTACACCATTAAATGTAGACATTAATCTTGAATCACCAATAGTAGCTGTGTATCCTGAAGATTCAAATGCTGTTGAAGCTCCTAAATAATTTAATGTTTGAGGAGTAATAGCAAGTGAAGCACCTTGACGTAATGTTATTGTTGTATAACCTACATCTAGTACAGGTAATTTAGCAGTACCTCTAGGTAATGTTAAAAGTTTATATTTCATTATTTGAGTTTCATCTGGGAATGCTTCTAATATAGGCATAGCTTCAATAGCTTCACCATAAAAAGCAGATCCTGATGGATGATAAGGATTATATAAAGTATAATCTATCTCATCATCAGATAATGAAAATTGAGTGATTCTAAAAGAACCATCATTTTTAGCTAATAATTCACGTCCCTTTTTAGTAAGAATAGCGTCTATAGTTACTGAGGTATTATTTAAGTATCCCATTGTATGTTTTGTAATTACTAATTATAAATATATGTATTTTTTATTTCTTTAAATTAAGTTTTGTGATTTTAATACTTTAATTATATTACCTGCTTCTTTTTTTAATTCAGGATTTATATCTTCAGTATATAAAATTCCGGCTGAGGTTACCCCAGGATTTTTTTCATGACTCACAATAACATTAGTCTCATCTGGGATTTTTGATAATATTATAAAATCTAGAATATGACCTATAGTATCACCTTGTGGGTTATTAGAACAAGCTTGGTTTGGTATATTTGTAGTAAGGTGATCACTTGATACTTCAAATACTAATCTACCTTCATATGAACCTGTACCATTAACTCCTGTACCTATAATTTGTGAAGGTAATATAATATCTGTTATTTCTCTTTCAAATGTTGAAGTAAATGAAAATTTTTCACTATCATGATTATAAAATCTAACTAAATCTCCTTTTTTAGGATTAAAGTATTCTGTTATATTTTGATAACCTAATTCTAAAGATTGAGAAGGTAAAATTTGAATTATCTTGTTTCCATAATATTGTCCACCAGGAACATAATGATTATAGTATAATTTAGATAAATCATATGATGCTGTTAATAATAAAAATTGACTACCTGACCCTATTTTATTTCCTCTTTCAAAGTACCAGTTATTTGAACTACTAGCATTAGTACCTGAACCTGATAAGAACCCATAATCAAATGAACCTGTAATATAAACTTGAGCTGGGGCTTGTGTGAAATAATAATTACTACCTATGGTAAAAGGAGCAATTGACACTGTAGGGTTTGTTGTAAATTTAGCATTAGCTTTTCCAGGAACTGTAGTGAATAAAAATGTTTGGTTAATATTACCTATAGCTCCATTTAAATTTTGTAATTGAATATTTCCATTAGGTACACCTGCAGGTAATATTATTAAACCTTCAAATGGGAAAGTAGCAGTTATTACTAAAGAATCAACATCTGTTATATTATAAGTACCTGATCCAGTATTTAAACTTACTAAATTTGTTGAAGTTTGGAAAGTATTCTGAGCAGAAGAGGTTGTGAAGTTAACACTACAATCTACTATTTCAGCTGAGAAATCATCCATACCACGAGAGCCATTACATAATGGACAACCTGGGCCACTTACAAGTGCGGGTCCTGTAACCCATCCTGTTGAATCACCACGTGGATCAGATATCGCTGCTCTTTTACCCGCAGGTACTCTCATACTTAAAACAGCATCATTCAAATTAACTACACCAGCATTAGTAGTAGGTACACTCCATGCTGATATATTACCAAGAGCTATAATTCTATACTCAGTACCAGTACCATTTAAACCTGTATATAATATTACAGGTTCATCATTTGGTGGTGATAATTTCATGGTTACTGTCACACTTCCTGTTACTCTTTGTCTAATTTCAACATCAGAAGGAGTAGTTCTTGTTACAGGGAAAGATATTCCTGAATTAACTGTAGCTTGTAAGGGGCTAGTAAGTGTTTGTTGAGGTGTATAACTTAAAGCATTTGTTAAGAAAGGTACTCCTAAAGTAAAACCTGGGTTTAAACTAGCTGTGATTTGACTACCAGCGTTAGGGTTAGGAACCGCTATATCATCAGTAAATGCAAATTCTAAACTACTATGAATAGATTGTAAGTTAGAATAATTTTGAAGTATAGGTTCATATCTAAATCCACCAGCATAAATAGCTTTTAAACCATTTAATGCTTTTTGATTTGAAGGAATCTTAGTATTATCTAAAGATATATTAACATTAGTTTTATTAAAAATATCTTGAACATCAAATAAATTATTATTAGCTTCTGTTAACTCAATAATATTTGAAGCACTATCAATTAAATATTTTATATTAACATTACTTCTACCATTTAAGGTTAAAGATTGAGATGTAACTTGATCAAAATAAGCAAATTTTACTGAATTTAGATTTATTACTGGGTCAGATCCATAAGATATGTCATTAGTAGAATAAATATTATATTTTTTACCAAATAGTCTACTTCCTTCATATCTAGGTTGAGTATGTCTTTTTAATGTATAATTGCTATCTTGTACTGGGGCTTCTAAAAATGGATAAGCGTTTGTTCTTAAACTTAAAGCTAAACTCGCACTTAAAAAATTTATATTAACCGGAGTATTAGGATTATAAGAGTAATCAACATCTAAATAATTATTAGTTGTTCTAGCATTCAATATATTATTTAAAGTAGGAGTGAATGGTAATTCTGAAAATCTATTAGCTATAGCTGCAGATGTTGAGATAGGTAATTTATTTAATTCATAAACAATACTTCTACTTTCAGGATAATATACTTCTAATTCAGATCCTCCTAACTCTCCTGTAAATAATTCTCTTCTATCATTATGATTAAATAAAAATGGAGGAATTAAATCATCAACTATATTTTCAGTATAATCTGTATTTAAATCTAAATTTAATCCATTAGAACCTGATATGAAGGCTGTTTCTATAGAACCACTATGATCTATAAAAGTAAATGAAGGCTCAAATCTAGCATTTTTATTTCTCTCTAAAATGTGGGGTTTAATAGTTAAACCAGTTGAAAGGTTAGATTTAGCAGGAACAAAATCTTTTATCATTTTAAATAATGAATTATCAAAATAAGATAAAAGTTTTATTAAATCAAATATATTTTGTGATCTAGAATATTTTTGAAAGTAAAAATTTCTTAATTCAGTTAAAGCAGGGTATGATGATAAAGAAGCTAATCTAGGATCACCTATATACTCATCAATATTAAAAGTTCCTAATTGAGCTATTATATCTTCATTAATAGAATCTTGAGGAGATAAAGATATATCTACAATTGATAAATCATTTGTATAAGGAATATCTCCAGGTTTTTGAATACTAATATAAGGAGTTAAAACATCTCCTGGTATTAAATTAGGTTCTATTATTCTTACTTTATCATCTACTTCAGTTAAAGCTCCTATATTAGGTGT